CGGGAGGAGGGGGCGGGGCGGAAGGGCGCTGGGCCGCCATGCGGGCCATCGCCATCCGCTGAGCATTCCAGTCGGACGCCATCGCCTATCAGGCGCGATCGTTCCGTCAGCCAGGGTAGGGCTGGCCCAGGAAGCGCATCCGCGCCTCCAGGTTGGCCTGCCCGACGCTCTTGCCAGTGTTCCGAGGGGCCAGGCCGCGCTTCTGGCGCTCCTGGTCCTCGTAGCTGGTGAGCCGTCCGCGCTCGTGCTCGACCTGCTTCTCGCGCTCCTGCCTGGTGGGCTGCTTCGGCTGCTTCTTCTTGGCCGCGATCGACTTCTCGATCGTCGACTGACCCTGCGGGGTCTTCGAGACGGGCTTCTTCTTCGACTTGTCCCCGCCGATGCGATCCTCCGCCCAATGGAGGGCGCCAGCAGGGCCGCTCGTGGCCTTCCCGATGAAGCGGGCCAGGGCGCCTGCAGGGCCAGGGAGCCCGCCAGCGAGGGAGGCGACAGGGTTCTCGAAGCGGTCCCCCAGGTAGCCGACAGCGCCGCGAGCGAGGTCGCGCGCGCCAGGCCCAGCCTGGTTGCCCGCGCTCGCGAAGTGCTCCTGTGGGGTCAGCCCGTTCGGCATGCGGGTCGTCGCGTCAGCCACGAACCGCGAGGGGTCGACCTGGGGTCGAGCTCCAGGGTTCTGCTGGAAGTAGGCCTGCCGCGCCTGCGCGGCCTCGGCCTCGGAGGCCTGCCGCTGATCCCAGGCGTCACCGACGATCGAGTCCGCCATCGCGGGGTTGATCATCGGCTCGATGAACGACCCGAGGGACGGATCCAGCCCCTTCATCGCGGCGGGGTTCCCGACGCCCGACTGCTGCTGGTACTGAGCCTCCGCAGCCGCCGTCTGGCGGTTGCGCGACTCCTCGAAGTAGTCCTGCGCCTGCCGCAGCAGCTGCTCGCCCGTCATCCCGACCTGGCCGATCGGCACGTCCATCGCGCCGCCGACGCCCGCGGTCGCCTGGGACACCAGCGACATCGGGTCGGCGCCCGAGTCGATCTGGTCGAACAGGGCGTTGATCGCGTCACCAGTCGGCGTGGACACCTGCCCCCACTGCTCGCGGAGCGGCGAGTAGGTGGCGTCGAACGGCATCATCTGCTGCTCGGGGGCGAACGCCATCGGGTCGAAGCCGCCCGACAGCTGGCCGATGGCGGGGTTCATCGCCATCTGCAGGAGGGACTTCTGGTAGGACTGCTCCTTGCCGCGGTTCGTCAGGAGCTTGCCCTCGTTCGAGAGCTGCGTCCCGACGCCAGTCAGGGCCGAGCGGGTCTGCGCCAGTCCTCGCTTGTCCATGCCGAGGAGGTACTGCAGCATCGCCTGCGCCTGGTAGGGGTCGGTCATGTACTGCCCGCTGTAGAAGCCGTCGGGAGACGGGGGCATGCCGAACTGGTCCGCGTAGGGGTCGTAGTCGAAGAAGTCGCTCATCGCGTGAATCCCGTCGGGTTGATCTCGTTCTGGAGGGCGAACTCGAGCAGCCGCTGCTTCTCAGCCATCGCGGCCTGCGCCTTCTGCGCGTCCAACTGGGCCACCAGCATCCGCAGCTGGTCGTCGATCGACTGCTGCGCGCCAGTGTTCGCGAAGCCAGCCTGCGCCGTGCGGGACTGCGCGCCCGCCTGCGCCGACTGGTTGAGCATGGCGTACATCGCCTGGAGGCGCTGGGCGTCCTGCGCCTCAGCCTGTCGACGCATGTCCATCTCCGCGCCGACACGGCTGGTCTGCCCGCCCTGCTGCTGCAGGTAGGTCATCAGGTTCTGCCCCGTCTGGTCGACAGAGCCGACGCTGAACTGCGGCGGCATGTTCGCGTAGGGAGACGGGCCGAGGGCGCCGAGCTGTGCCAGGAGCTGCTCGTGCGCCTGCCTGGCGCGGTCCTTCGCGCTGTTGGCGTTCTGGGTGTTCGCGAGGATCAGCTGGTTGAGCGGCCCCTCGAACTTGCCCGCGTTGTAGTCGCCGAGCATCGTGGCCCAGGCGGCCTGCGCGGCCGCGCTCGGTCCAGCAGGCTTACCGCCGCCTCCGCCACCACCGCCGCGGCGGCCTCCGCCGCCGCTGGAGTAGCCGCGGCTGCCGCCGCCTCCGCCGCCACCACCCCCGCTGTTGCGGGCGTTCTGCGCCAGGGCGGCGTTCCACTTCTGGACCGCAGCCTCCTGGGAGAGCTTGCGGGACACCTGATCGACGGCCAGGCCGTAGCCGACCGCCGTCGGGAAGGCGCCGTTGCCAGCGCCAGAGTTCGTCCAGTGACGCTGCTCGGCCGCGTCGGCCGAGCCGAAGCTCTTGCTCGCCGTCGGCTTCGGCTTCGGCGTCACCTTAAAGCCGACGTTGCCGCCTCCATCTACAGGCTTCTTCACAGCCATCTAACTCACCCCTTCAGCGCCTGCAGCTGGGCCGCGGCCTGCTGCTGCGCCATCGACATCTTGAGCTGGAGATCCGCGAGTGCCCTCTGGTAGGCCGCCTGGATCGAGGCGTCGGTGTCGTCGTGCTGCCGCATCGACGCCTGCCACGCCAGACGCGTGTCGTCGGTGTCCCGAAGGCGGTTCGTGGCCGCGTCCCCGAGCCCCCGCCTGTACTGCCCGCTCTGCAGCATCCCGCGCTTGCCGAAGCTCTGCACGATCCCCTGCCAGCGCTTGCCCCAGTCTTCGCCGACCTTCTGCACGTTGCGCTCGCCGCGCTGCTGGGACAGGAAGCGTGCGTAGGCGTTGCGAGCCAGGTCGGTGTCGCGCTCGGTGTCGAGCGCTCGCTTGCCGCCCTCGTACTCGGCAGTGCTCCAGTAGCTCATCGTCTTTCAGGCCTTCCCGTTCCGCTCAGTGGGCCTTGATCATCTGGTTCAGGGCCACGAAGAAGGGGTGGATGTTGAACGCGGTGCCCGCCAGGCCAGCGCCGCCGTCGGTGGTGAAGCCGTGGACGTGGTCGTTGGACGCGCCCGCCGTCGCGCTGGACGCTGGGAAGGCGTTGCCGCCCGCCACGAATCCCTCACCGCCACCGAAGGCGGTGAAGTTCGAGAACTGCGCCCCCGCACCAGGACCGTGAGTGTGGTTGGCGGACTGCCCGCCCGTCGCGCCGCTGTGGGTGTGGGGCGGCAGGTTGCCCGCCGCCAGGGCCACCGTCTCGGTGCCGCCGATCTCGCCGACAGTGTCCCACCGCGCGTTGCCCGCCTGGACTGCGATGATCATCCGTCCACGCCAGTCGGGCAGCACGATGTTGGCGCCCGACTTCCAGGCCGCAGGGATCACAGCCCACAGGCTCGGGTAGATCGACTGCCCGTTCGTGATCGTCGAGCCGTCGACGAACAGCCAGCCCGTCGGAGGCCCCGCCGCCACCGTGTGGCTGACTGTGCCCGCAGGGACAGCGTTCTGGACGAGGTCATCGACGTACTGCTTGCGGGTCGCCTGGTTCGCGGTCGACGGGTTGGTGCCAGGGAGGCTCGGGATGGCGGTGAACGCCACCGAGGCGTCCTTGTGGATGGCCTCGGTGTTCGCCCAGGCGGCGATCGCCTGGTAGTTCTGATTCACCTTCGCGGGATCCGCGACGGTGCCCGCCAGGAACGCGTTAGGGATGACGAGCGAAGACATCTGTTACCTCAGCTTCCTCGGGACGGCCTTGAAGACGATCCCGTTCAGACCCCAGGGGGAGCCCGCCTCACTGCGCGCCTCGGCGCCCGCGCCCCCCATGTTCCCGATCGACGTGCCGATCGCGAGCTTGACGGCACGCATCGTGCCCAGGCTCTTGCCGCGCACGATCAGCGACCCTGCGGGCCGCTTGCCCCAGGTGCCAGTGCCCCACAGGCCGACGTTCCACACGAGCGGCGTCCCGACCGACGCCTGCGTGTCCAGCGTGAACGTGCGGGCGGGGTTCGCCTCCTCGTAGTCGGCGAAGGCCCAGACCTGCAGGGTGGCGTCGATGTCAAGGTCGGACAGGATGAAGTCAGGCGCGCGGTGCTGCGCCTTCTGGCCCCACACGCCGACGTCGATCCATCGGGTGTGGAGGTAGGAGTCGAACGGCTTGAGCTCTCCGTCGCCGTTGTTGTCCTTGGTGTCGTGCCGCGCCGCCAGGTTGATGACCCAATGGGAGCCAGTGCAGCCGAGCCGCCACTTCACTCCGCTCGAGTCGATGAACGTGATGCAGCGCCGCGGCGCGTAGCCCTCCTTGCCCGTGAAGGCTGTCCACGCCCCGTCCTTGGTGATCGACTCGTCGTAGACGAAGACGATCCAAGGCACGTCGGTGGCATCACCGAGGCGCGAGAACGGGAGGGTGACCCACACCTCGCGGTCGAGCACGCTGACGCTGACGCGGTTCAGCCCAGGGCCAACCCAGCCCTGCTCGATCGCCGTCCGCAGCTTCTCGAAGCGGTCGACGAAGCGGCGGCCGTCCCACGAGTAGAGGCCGACGCGGCGGTCGTAGAAGTACACGCGCTGCTCGTTCGCCGACACCATGTTCTGGTGCGGCGCCCCGACCTGCGCGGTGAGCAGCACAGGCTGGAAGGACGTGTCCTCGTAGCCGTAGATCGCCCACACCTGGCGCTCCTTGAACACCAGCAGGCAGTCCTGGAAGGGCAGCAGCGCGGTGACCGCTCCGCCGCCCCTCGGCAGGTCGATGTAGTCCTCCTCGTGCCAGGACTCGGGCGCGTTGAAGTGGCTGTAGCGGACCCGCTGCGGACGGTCGGTGCTGTCCTCGTTCGTGTACGCCACCCACAGTCGGTCGGCATGGACAGCTGCAAACTCTGCCTTCGGCATGTGCGTGCCCGTCGGCGTGTCGTAGTCGTTCTGCCAGTTCGAGCCCGACGAGCCCGACGCGGTCAGCGCCGTCCTCGTCGTGCCGTTCCACTTCTGGCCGACGTTCGCCTTGCCGCACGCGATGTAGACGTGGGTGAGCCACGTCGCGAACGCCGCCTCGTGGGGCGTCGCGCCGCAGGTGAGCCCGATGTCGGTCCAGGGGCCGCCGTTCGACCACAGCACCTTGTGGTCGGTGCCGCGAGCGATGAGCACCTGGCGGACGTCCGTCGAGCTGAGGAAGAAGAAGAGCGACCCCTGGGCGGCTGCGCCCGTCGAGGACGCGCCCCAGGGCTCCCAGCCCTTGCGAGCTCGCACCCCGCCGTTCGGCTGGATGACGACGTTCAGGCAGTCGGGGAACTCGTTGTCGGCCAGCGAGAACTGGTCGACGTCGAGGTTCAGACCACCAGTGAAGTCGTTGATCTGGATGGGCTTGATCGGGCGCGCCATGGCGTCACCAGGGCTGGCGGCGGCCGATGGACTGCAGCCACGCCTGCATGCTCGGGTTCGGCCAACCGCGGTTCAGGATCAGCGGGCGATCCTGGTGGACCCGCATGATGTCGTCTCGAGCCAGGCGGGCGCCGTCCTTGAAGGCGCGCTCGTACAGCTGGGACATCTCGGTGTCCTCCTGCGACTGGAAGTAGCGGGCGAGAGCCCAATCGGCGAGCGGCAGGTGCAGGCGGTCGTCGCAGTCGGGCGGCGTCGCCGCGCCAGCCGCGATCCAGTCGACGGGCTTGCGGTAGCCCGCCACCAGGTACTGGTGGGCATCCTGCGGCATCGGCCACAGGTGGATGGCCGCGCCGCTCTTGCTGTACCAGTAGGGCTGCCCAGGCACGTCATGCACGCCGACGTACATGCCGCGCGCGTGCTCGTGCTCGACGTACTGCAGGCGCATCCCGTTGCCGAACGCGCCGATGTCGATCACCTCGACGATCTCGCGGAACACGCCGCCGCCGATCGCCGACAGGTTGTACTGGCGCTGCAGGGGCGTCGCCGTCAGCCCCGCCTCGAACTCGAGGAAGGGCCAGCGCCCCTCCATCGACAGGACGCGGTTGAAGGCGTCACGAAGCCAGACGTTGAGCACCGCGTCAGGCAGGTCGGTGTCGTCCAGCTCGACGACAGCCCGCACGTAGGTCCGCAGCTCCTCGAGCGTCACTTCTGTCCTCGCCGATGGCCCGCGCAGTAGTCGGTGCCACCCGACTTCCACCCTTCACAGGTGTCGTCGTTGCCGATGCACTTGCGCGCGTCACGCTCCACGTCCCCCTCGTAGGGGGCGTGGGAGAAGGCGGGGACAGCACCGAGCAGGGCACCCTGGGCGTTCGGGACGCCCGACTGCGCGGGCTCGCCGAAGAGAGAATCGTAGGTCACACCAGTCATCGTCTTTCAGGCCTCCTCGTTCCCCACACGCGACGGCCCCCGCCGAAGCAGGGGCCGTTCGCTCGTTCGTTTCACCTGTGAAACGTCACTCGCCGCCGATCAGCAGCTCCACAGACGTGCTCGACAGGTTGGTGGCGTTGGCGACCTCGGTGGGGGTGCCAGCGCCGACGTGGGCTCGGAGCGTCGGGGCAGTGGGCGTCCCACCGACCGAGATCCGCGCGCCGAGGGTGGATCCCGCCACCGTCCGCCCGCCGATCTTGGTCACGCTCTGGAGCAGCTGGTACACCTCGTTGACCCGCACGAATCCGAGGACCGCGGGGTTGATCGTGTCGCCAGCGGGGTTCGCGTAGGACGCGGAGAACGTCGCGGTGACGCGGACGAACCGCTGTGCGCCGACGTGGGGCAGACCACCCAGCTCCTGCTTGTTGGTGAATGCGATGGCTCCCATGAGCTTCCTTCCTCAAGAGCGGGCGGCCCGAAGGCCGCCCGACTCAGGTCCAGGGTTGACGCTCAGGCCGTCTTCGCGGTCAGCTTGCCCTGCCGCTTGCGGTTGCTGATCGTGAGGTTGCCGTAGCAGAGGATGAGGGCGTACCGCGCATCCATGTTCTCGGGCCGCACGAAGGGCGTCTGCTCCATCCACTTGGCCTTGTGGGTCACCAGCTTCAGGTACTTCGAGTTCAGGAAGAACCAGGTGCCCGTCGGGCAGTAGGCCGCATCGAACATGGTGACCGCGCCCTTGTAGAGCAGGTTCTGGAAGCCCGCCTGGGCGGTCTTCGGGTCGGTGAACCGCTGGTTCGGCTGGAGCAGGCCCTCGTACTTCTCGTAGAGGGTCTGCGTGGTCAGCGCCAGGTCGGGCTGGTCGTTGCCGACCGAGCAGGAGTTGAACGCGGTGGAGAGCTGCCCGAGGGTCAGCGCGCCAGCGCTCGAGTCCTTGTAGGACCGCCAGTAGGCGTTCGACGTGGCGGAGATGTTGCCGACGGTCGTGACCGAGTCCGTCTGGTCGCCGACGAGGGCAGCCAGGCCGAGCCAGTCCTTCCCGCTGTTCCCCGTGCCGTCGCCGAAGAACATCTGGTCGAACTTCTCCTTCATCGTCTCCTCGGCCTGCATGATCTTGGCCTCGAGCAGGTCGATGAGCTCCTCTTCGCCGTTGTTCTGCGCCTCCTCGAGGCCGCTGATGGCGATCGAGGCGGCGTACTGGCGCCAGGGGAACTCGGCGGCGGAGATGCCGTCCTGGGGCGTCAGGGCGATGGGGTCGTAGCCGCTGTACGAGGCCGCCGTGGAGTTCATCCCGTAGATGAGCTGCTCGACGATCTTGTGACCGCCGTTGACCTCACGCCGACGGCCCTTCTCCAGCAGCCAGTACTGGAAGGGGCGGGCGCTGAAGACGTTGTCGGTCAGCTTGTTGCGGAAGTTCGCCAGGGTGGTGGCGAGTAGGGCGTCGTAGTTGGGGTTCGCCATGGTCAGGGTTCCTTACGGGTGGTCAGGCCATTCCCAGCTGGCGCTTCGCCATCTGGAAGGCCTCGCGGACGGTGGAGGCTTGTCCCGAGGAATCGCTCGCCCCACTCCGAACGCCGCCGCTCCCGCCTGCCACGACACCAGCGGTCCGCTTGGCCTCGAGCGCGGCCGCGTCTGCGGCGGCCTGCTGGGCTGCGATCTGCTGCTGCGCTGCGCGGCTGGCGACTACGCCCCGACCCGCGAGCGCCGCGTAGGCGTCTCGGATCGCGTGGGGGTAGTTCCAACCTCGCTGGATGGCGAAGATGACTGCGTCGTGGGGGTCGATCTCATCCCCGAACTCGGCCTGCGCGGCGGCAACATCTGCCGCCAGCTCAGCATCGGCGTCACGCTGCTGCTGCGCCTCGATCCATCGCTGCTGGTCGCGCACCTGGCGCTCGAGGGGGTCGACGAACTCGTCGTCGCCCTCCTCCGACTCAGCCCCAAGGTTGACGCCATAGTGCTGCTGGAGCAGCGCGATGGCCTCGGCGGGGTTGGCAGCGAGGGACTCAGCGATGGCAACAGCGAACTGGTGCTGCTGGCGCTGGGCCGAAAGCTCCTGGGTCTTCCGCGTGTAGTCAGCCGTGCGGCTGAACCCCTGCGGAAGCTCTCGGAGCGGAACCTCGATCTGCTGGCCGTCCACCGTCACCTTCACGAGGTGGTCGGCGTACTGGTCAAGATCGAAGTACTGGGGCTCTGGCGCTGCGCCCTCTGCGGGCGGGGCCTCTACCCCTTCTGCCTCAGTGACTTGCCCGCTCTCGGCGGGGTCGACCTCTGGCTGGAACTCTTCAGGCACTCTGGACTCCTCAGTCGGGTTGGTCCTCGTTCATACCTATGGTCTGGCCGTTCCCTCGGGTCAGCCGATGGGGATGTTCCCCACGTCCAGACCCTTCGTCGTGGCGAGCATGTTGAGCACGCTCTCGGGGATCGACTGGCCGCCCATCGCGGGGTTGGGCGGCGCTTCGGGTGCGGGGACAGGGGCTCCGTCAGGAGGCGGCGCCTCGCCGCCCTCGGGCGGAGGCATGCCGCCGCTCTGCATCATGGCGGCCATCGGATCCATCCCGCCCATGCCCATCGGGTCGATGTAGGCCTCGGGGTTCGAGATGCCGAATGCGGTCCGCATGATGTGCATCGCCAGCATCTGCATGTTGATGATCCCGCCGCCCATGAAGGGCGCGAGGGCATCGACGAGCTGCAGCGCCTGCTGGCGGCGGAAGCTCTCGTTGTTCGGCTGGGTGGAGCCCGCCTCGACCTCGAAGTCGAACTCGCCTGCGATCCACTCGCGGGTGAACACCAGCCAGTTCGGGCCAGCCTGCGGGCCAGCCACGCGGACGACCTGATCGCCAGTGATGCACTGCTGAGCGATCGCCACCAGCCGCGAGGCGACCAGTGCGATCGTCTTCTCGATGATCGCCAGCTTGTCGGCGGAGCGCGCGTTCGAGGCGTCCTGCATCATGGCTGCCTCGGTGGCGGTCCGACGGATGTCGGGCATGCCGCCCCGCTGGTACTCGGAGACGGCCGACACGCGGTCGATGTCGGACTCGATCATCTCCGACTGCGTGTAGAAGTCGGAGGGGATCGGGATCGACGGCATCGGCGCGATCAGGCGCTCGAAGGCCTCGTCGCCAGTGACCTCCACGAGGGCGTTGTCCTCGTCGGACTGCAGGGCCTTCGTGCCAGCGGGCGTGAAGCCCGTCGGGCGGTACAGCCACTTGCGCGCGTACCGCTTCCTGTGGTTGAGCATCTGCGTACGCGTCGCGTTGAGCTCGCGCTGCAGAGGCTCGATGGCCTCGAGGTCGCCGATCGGGTAGAAGTGCTCGGGCACGTCGTAGTTGCGGAGCATGACGAACGGGTGGCCGAACGCGTGCGGCGTCTGCCGCGGCGCGATCAGGAACCTGCTCGACTCGTCGCCGCAGTCGGCGAACGTGCCGACTGTCCCGCGTTTGATGTCGTAGTACTCCCACACATCGACGTAGCCCTGGTCGGGGTCGCGCGTCTGCTTGTAGGTGCCGCGCTTCTCGTCGACACCGTCCCACTTGCCCCAGGCCGTCGAGACAACCGCCTCCCGAGCGGCCTTGTTGTAGCGCGGGTCGCGCCTGACCTCCTGGACGCCGCGGCGGATGCGCTGAGCGATCCACCGCAGGTCGGACATGGAGGTGGCGTCAGGGTCGACGTACAGGTCGTGCGGGGACACGCGCTCGGCGAACGGGCGGTCCTCCCTGACGATCGTCGTTGACTCGGCCTGGTCGTGGCTGGCATCGGTGATGTCCAGCTCCTCGCCGTCCTCCGTCATCTGCTGGGCGACGGCCTTCTGCTCCTCGACGTAGCGGTAGCCCGTCTTGATCCAGCCGTGGCCGACGATGAGGAAGTCCTTGACGGCGCGGCGGAACTCGTCCTGACAGCCGTAGTGCCGCCACCAGTAGTTGATGACGGCCTCGGTGATGACGGCCCTGTCCCCGTCCTCGGGCTTGCGCGAGTTGACGGTGATCTTGGGGTTGTTCACCGACACCGACGGGTTGATCACGTTGACCGTCGCGAAGGCGATGTTCACCGCGATCCTGTCCTCCTTGGACAGGTTGTCGTAGTGCTTGCCGCGGTAGAGATCGACGAGAGAGCACCACAGGTCGTCGTACTTCTCGTCCTCCCGCCACTTCTTCGAGGCCTGGATGCGCTGGAAGTAGCCCTTCAGCACATCCGCGTTCTTGGGACGGGCCATCAGGTCAGCTGTTCAGGCGCTGATCCTCGGCGCCCCTGAGGTAGGCCTGGGCGGTGTCGATGACGTGGGACTCCTCGGAGTACACGAACTTCCGCGCCGTCGCGTTCACGAGGCCGATGAGGGCGACCACCGACAGCTGGCCCGCCTCGTTGAGGCTGGCAAGCTCGGCGGCGAAGTAGCCAGCGACCTGGGCGGCGACCGTCACGAGCGTGACGATGCGGACGGCCTCGCGGCTGAGGGAGATCTTGTTGAGCATCAGGCGTACTCCTTGGTGGGGTTGGGGGCGTAGTGGGGGCTGGCGATGTGGGCGTTCACTGCGCCCTCGACTCGAGCGAGGCCGACAGCGACGAGCTTCATCTCGGCCTGGGAGGCCGCGTGCTGCTCGGCGTTCTCCTTGCGGACGAGCTGCATCAGGTGGATCAGCGATGCGCCGACGGTCGCCAGACCAGCGACCACGGCAGACCCGAGCACGCCAACGGCGGCCCACGCCTCGGGAGACATTGCGACGAGCACCTCACACCCAGCGAGCCCCGACGGGCTCGGCGGCGATGCCCATGCGCGCGGCGTCTTCGACGGTGCGCTCCTGCGTCTGGCGGTTCGTGAGGCCCTCGCCGTACACGCGGTCCTGCACACCCGAGAAGTCGAAGGCGACTGCTCGGATCTTGCAGCGGAAGCACGACTGATGCTTGAAGTCGCTCACAGTCTCGAGGGGTCGCCCGCAGGCGCAGAGGGTGTCCATCGCCCTTCGGGGCGATTCGTTCCCTACGCGACCTGTCGGACGTTCATCGACCCGATCGGGGTGGGCTGGTTGGCCCGATTCCGCTCGTCTTCGGCCATCTTCGCGAACCAATCGAGCGAGAACGGGATCGGCTTCTGGTCGATCCTGTACTCGGGGAGGAAGGCGTAGTTGAGCATCTGCCAGCCGATGGCGAGGCTCATGACGCGGTCGTCGTGTGGCGACCCGTTCATGCGCCCCTTCTCGTCGCGGCGGAACGTCCGCATCTCGCGGACGGTGAGCTCGTCCCGCAGGTCGATCGTCTGCTCGCGGATCGCGGCCACCAGGCCGTCGATCACGAGCGGCTTCGAGGCGGACGTCGTCCGCCAGCCGAGGATCTCCGTCGCGGTCGGGTGGGCCTGGCCCTCCCGCCGCTGGCGGTAGATGTTCGGGTAGCCCGCGCGCTGAAGCGCCTTCAGCGTGGTGAGCCCATGGTTGTTCGACTCGACGCCGATCAGCGCGCCCATGTACCACCAGCCGAGCTGGGCGAGCACGTTCGCGCCGTACAGGTCGGGGTCGACGTGCCCATGCCAGGTGGCGCACACCTCGCCTGTCCCCGCCGCCACAACGTGGGCCGAGGAGTAGTCGCCGTGCTCGAGGCCTTCCGCGACGTCAGCCCCGATCACGTACATGCCGCCGATGACGGGCAGCCGCCACACCCGCAGCTCCCCGTAGGGATGCGGGTGGAACTGCGGGGTCTTGATGTTCTCGTTGAGCGACACGAGCCGACCGACCTCGGGCTCGGTCGTGGCGATGACACGCAGCTTCTCGAGGTCGAACACGGGGTTCCCCGAGCGGATGAACGCCTCCTCGGCGTTGTCGGGGTACTCCTGCCACATGATCCACTCGCGGCCGAGGCGCCGCGCCTGGGCCATCTTGCGGTCGTACCAGGACTGGTCGCGCCCGTTGGTCGACCAGTTGAAGAACAGCGGCACGAAGGGGTCGTCGCGGTCCTGCGCGGCGACCCACAGCTGGTGGAAGATGTTGCCCTCGCCGTTGGCCGTCGAGAGGGCGATGACACGGCCGCCGACGTCAGTGATCGGCTCGATCGAGGCCCAGGCCTCGTCGGGGTTCGGCAGGAAGGCCATCTCGTCGAGGACGGCGAGCCAGACGGACTCGCCTCGGGCAGGGTCGTTGCCCGACGGCAGCGACTCGATGCCCGACTCGTTGTCGAACATGAGGCGCTCCGTCGTCTGCGTGATCGGCATCGGCCCGCGCTTCTTCATCCAGGCGGGCAGGAACTTGAAGCCGTACTTCGACTTCTGCAGCAGCTTGGCCGCCTCGCGCTCGCCCTTCGAGAGCATGACGACCGAGCGGTCGTTCCAGAAGTACGTGGCCCAGAAGGCGTAGGCGGCGACGAGGGTCGACCAACCGATCTGCCGCGCCTTGAGACAGATGACGCGGTCGTTCTCGACGAACGCGCGCAGCGCCTCGATCTGCCCGTCGTACGCGTCGAAGAGGATCTTGCCGCGCTTCGGGTGGCGGATGTGCCAGTAGGTGTGGCAGAAGTAGAGGAAGGCGTCGGCCAGCTCCTGGTCGGTCGCCGCGGCGCCGCCCTTGCAGCGCCGCCACTCCTTCTCGTGAACCAGCTCCTCGAGGTTCATGCGCGTCCCGTCATCTGTCCGAGGTGGGGCCGCCGAGCGAGCGGCACGTAGAGCTGCGTGGGGCCTGCGGCAGGCGCGACAGCGATCTCGAGCGCGAGCCCCTGCCAGCGGGCGGAGGTCGCCCAGCTCGAAGTCGCGGTCAGGTCCGAGCCAGCGATCAGCCAGTGGGCGCCGAGCCCAGTGTTCGGGCCAGCCCCGTTCCGCTGGGTGCCAGCGACCCAGGGGCTGCCTTCGGGCGTCTGCGTCTCGTTCGTGCGGTGAGCGAAGAACGCGATCTGCGCGTTGTTCGGATCCTTCAGCGCGTTCATCGTGATCGTCGCCGACGTGGCCGCGTTGTTGCCCGTCGTGCCGAGCGCCGTGTCGGCGATCGGGGCCGACAGGTCATGGCCGAACACCTGCATCACCGAGTAGCCGCAGCCGATGGCGGTGACGCCGCCGTCGGGGGTGAGCGACAGCGTGAAGGTGCCCGCGGTCGGCGCCAGCGCGGTCCACGCGCCGACGCCAGTGATGCCGTCGATCTGCTCGGCGATCGACTCAACCCACGACAGCGAGCCGCCCGAGGCGGTGAAGCCTGGGGAGGTCGTGCCGTGGCGGGTCAGGTAGGGGACGACCAGCAGCGCATCGTTCGCAGTGGTCGTGACCGACTGCGTGTAGGCCGTCGACTGGTCAGCGTTGTTCCAGGCCGACACCAGCTCGGTGATGGCGATCGGCATCGGTCAGACCTCAGTGACGCGAGCGTTCCCCGAGCCCGTCGACAGGATCCCCGTCACCGCGCCCGTGTAGAGCCCCGCGAAGGGCAGCTCGTAGACGGCCTGGTTCGGGATCTTGAGGGTGAAGTCGGAAGTCGTGGCCGACGCGCCGAACTTCACGAAGAGGATCTGGCCTGTGTCGTTGAAGATCACCAGCGACTTGCGGTTGGCGTTCGAGGCGGCGAGCGTCGCCACCGACGTCGAGCACGCGACCGAGTTGACCGAGGCGCTCGCAGCCTTGTCCTGCACCGCGGTCACCGTGCCTGTCGCTTGGACGGCGAAGGTGCCCGCGTTCGTCACCGCGTGGCTCGGGACCGAGGCCAGCGAGACAGGCACTGCGCTCGCGCGCAGCTGGGTGTCGGTCAGCGGACCAGAGACAGGCTGCGTCGCCTGCCAGAACGTCCCCGAGACAGGCTGGGTGGCCTGCCAGAAGGTGCCCGACACGGGCACCGTCCCCTGCACCGCCACAGGCAGCGGCTTCGCGGCCGAGACGGCCCGAAGCGTGTCGCCAGTGTCCTCCCACATGAACGCGATGCCTGCGATCGACGCGTCAGTGGCGCCCTCGAGGTACTCGGTGTTCGTGCCGCCAGGACCACCACCCCCGCCTCCGACGGGGTTCTCGATCGGCTCCCACGTCGTCCCGCCGTCGGCAGAGCCGAGCAGGATGACCTTGTCGGCGTCACCCACCCTGAACTGGTCAGCCATTCCTCAGCTCCTCCTCGATCTCGTCAAGCTCCCGCTGGCACCGCCGCAGCAGCTCCTTCGCCGACACATCCGCCTCGAGCCCCTCGTCGAGGGCGCGCAAGGCGTCGTCGGTCCGCTTGCTCACGCGGCACCTGTCTTCGCCCGACGAGCCGCAAGCTCGTCCTGCGCTTCCTTCGCGATCAGGGCGTCCAGCTCGGCGTCCGACAGATCGGAAGCCGCGCGAGACACCTCCACCTTCGCCACCTCGGCCTTCAGCTGGCCCGTCCACTTCCCCCACAGCTCGGCGGCGCGGGTTTCGCCCCCGCGCTGCCCGCACTCGGGGCACTTCTCCTGCGACCCGAAGGCCCGCTCGTAGAGCGAGTCGAGGAGCTTCTGCGTCCGCTCAGGGTTGCCCTGCAGCAGCTGCAGCCGCTCCTCCCACTCCCGACGGAAGTGGGAGAGCTTCTCCCACCGTCGGAGGGTGGTGATGTCGACCTGGTGCAGCGTCGCGTACGCCTTCTTCGAGGACGGCTCGCGGTTGGGCGCGGGCACACAGATCCAGTCCAGGTACGCCAGCTGGCGCGCGTCGAGGGTGAGGTCTTCAGCAGCCATCGCCCTTCGGGGCCGTCCGTTCCCTGTCACCGCCGCTACCAGGGAGACGGAACGATCGTGAAGGAGAGGGGGGAGGGGGGGTGAGGATGAGCGGCTCTCCGCAGCGCCTGAGCTGAAGCTCAGGGGCAAGGACAGGGCCGAACGAGAGCGACAAGCACTCGTGAGGCCCGTTCCTCAAGCACTCAGCTCGAGGAAGCAGGATTCCTTTGCGTTAAGTCCCCCCACCCCATTGAGTCCATTGTCTGCGACTCTGGGATCTGGCGAAAGAGTCAATCTCTCTCTCCATGACACACAAGTACATGATTCCTTCTCTCTCCCTCCCCCCTAC